CATAGACCAGAAATCCCATAATCGCTGTACGGTACTGTTTTATAGTTCCTGCTGCACAATTTCTGTACCTCATTCTGCCTAAAAATAGATCTAATTCTGGAAACTCCACAATATTTGTTGATAATGCCGTTTCCCTTCTGGTCACTTCGTAATTTCTCAATACTGATCCCACTGCAGCCTCCACCATCTGTAACACTTGCCGATCAATAATGCCCGCCAGCTGCGCCAAAATTTCCTCCTGAAACCTTGTGTTTACATCCATGTAAAAGCCCCCTCTCCAATATTTATATTTATATCTCTATCATATCGGAAAGGAGGCTCTCCGCATATACTCCAGTTACTGTGCAAAACACGAAGACGATTTTTGAGAAAATTCCACCTAAAAAAGGAAATCTTGATACAATCGTCAACATCAACGCTTCCCTTGATAATTGATCAAATAATCTGGCAGATCGTACTTTCTACATTGGTTTACTTCCACTTGGAATTGCTCATCCCACCTTTGGCGGTGGTACTCTTAATTTATTTGGAGCTAAAACTAATGCTACACACGAATGGCAAATTTTAATCAAATATGATGTTGATGGCATTTGTATTTTAACAAGATGTAAAACTGCAGGTACATGGCAAGCATGGGTAAAAAAATAATATTTATTTTCATATAATTTATTAATGAATTTTCCCATTTTTCCATTTTCCACTAATACGAAATGCAGTATATATATCACCATCAGGAGTAATTGCGATTATGGCGCCATCTAAAGAAGTACCATAATTTAAAAAGCAGATACGGGAAAATGTTGGCACTGTAAAATTGCCATATAGAGTAATAGGTAGTGTATTAACTCCAAAGCCACATCCAGTATTAGGAAAATCAGATGGAGAATTATAAGTTGTATCCATTATTGCAAATCGTTTTTTTAGGTTCGTGTTTAGCACATTAACGGCATCCATCAGCGCCTTCCCCTGTGCCGCCGACAGTGGTAAATCCGACCGATCTGTCACGCAGTTATTCACAATATGCCCAATCAAACAGGCCCCTTTAAATGCCGCCTTGATATTACTAAGCAGCACTCCCAGCTTACTCTTAGACCTAAGTTCCTCGATCGCTGCGCTTGCCGCCGGTACGGAAGTATCACCGGTATAGTCCTCGAAAGTAGGATTATTTAATTTTTCTAATTCCTGATCTGCAATATCCCAGTTACCATTCTGATCCTGAATATCATAAAAATCACTTTCATCTGGTTTCTTGAATTTAAAATTTTCTGTGCTAGTTGCCATTCGGTAATTCTCCCTTCGTTATCTGTAAATGCGTCAACTGTCCCAGTTCTTCATGCTGGTATGTATTCATTTCCATTGCTCTTGTTTTTAGATGGCCATTTTGAATCTTATAGTGGGTATATTCCGCGAGCTGACCATGCGTAAAGGTTCCGACAGAACCATAAGTGTTAAAAATATACTCATATAACACTTTCAGATGGGCTGGAATCGCCTCCTCAATACTGGCCTTAATATCCGCAATATTTCCTGGAATTCCAGATGTACCAGTAAAACGCACCATTACAATGTACTCTGGAAAATTCTCAATCAGTTCCACAGAAGCATTTGTATAACTCTCCGCAATGTGCTGAATTAAAGAAGCTGTTGTTGTTCCGGCTCCAGCTACCCTTGCAGCAATCCGTTCTCTTCGGTAACGATCAGATTTTCCAGCGTCTGGAGAAATTCCAAACATCTTCTCGTAACGTGTCAAAATTTCACTTCCGGAAGCCTTAGACCAAAAGGCATCTTCCATGGTTTTTTTTAAACCCTTTTCTAAAATATCCGTTACTTCTGATAAAATTTTCTGCAATTCCTGCATCGTCTCGTTATCATCGTAATAGTCTGGAAGTACACTACTCAAGTTCAAGTGTATGCACCTCCTCCAGATTTACGGTTCCCATAACCGGAACTTCTTTCACACCAATTACAATATTACCTGCAGTTCCGTTCAGTTTTAAACTTTCATAGTCCTGCACGCCTTCTGTATTTAACAAAAGACTTCCCACCTTTGCATAACTGACTCGGTATTCTGTAAACACCATTTTGTTCAACTGTGCAGCAAGATTTGTCTTAAATGCAACAAGCACCTCATCCATAGTTTTAGTTCCATCCAAAAGCACCATTGCTGACACTGAAACCGTATGAGCTGAAGGGCTTAATATGCTCACAGAAGCTCCTATTGGCCTTACTGTTTCCATATATTCAGACACATTTGACTCTAAAGAGGCATTAATCTTTCTGTCTGAATCCACGATCAATACCGCTACAGTCCCCGGTCCAGCATCCAATGGAAATACTTTCGCATCACCAACCCCTGGCACTTCAAGAGCCCACTGTCGATAATGATAAGCGTTTCCAGATGTTGCCGGACGTCTCACCTTTTCATAAAATCTTGCCCTCAGCGCATCGTCTGTTTCTTCATCTGCACCATCTGTGATGATATCTGTCAGTTCTGCAGTCACTTCAGATATCAGCGATAGTGATTCTAATGCTCCAAAATAGGTATTGCCGATTTTCCCAGGGGTTTCACATTCTGCTTCATAAACATTTTCCGCTATCTGGCCAGTCACCAAAAATACTACATCTCTGATTGCCCATCTCGTTCCAATCGCTATTGCCGCTGTTGTTTCAATCTTCCGAACTGCTGCATTTGCTGGTTTTCTGCTGACCCCATAACCACTAATAGCTCGATCCAAATACTCGCCTACTGCAGTGTCTGGAAGAACCAGGTCAATGAAATTCCCTAACTAAAAAAACTGATCTGCCAGAAAATACGCTGCTGGAGCCAGGGCATCAAAGATCACACTCCCTTCTCTTTTGTCCACATCAGACGTTACCCGATCCAGCATCTGCTGCAAAATGTTTTCATAGGTCATTTCTTCATACATCTGTCTCCACCGCCTCCCTTGTCACACCAAAAATACTTTCCACATCAAAAGTACATGTACACACTGTTCCTAAGAATTCAAAAACAAAGTTTTCTACCTCTTCAATCCGATCATCCTCTGCCAATGTCTCCTGGATCATCCGCTTCATTTCTGCCCGGACATACTCCTCGTCCTGGCCAATCAAGTCTCTCCAGTCAACTCCATAATAAAAACTGTAAATCGGATACTCATACTGCTGCGTGGACAGCCTTTTCCGTATTGCCTGGGATAACGCCTCTAATTCATCTACAAATCCTCGAATAGCTGTTTGAGAAACATTATAGGAACGATTTGAAAACGCTTCCTCTTCAATTTTGGTATCTGTTTGTAAAGTAATTTCTTCTGCCATGGTCAGCCTCCTGATATGGTATAAGGTCTTCCTATAATTTCCAAAATATAGAATTCCTCCCAACCAGTGGATGCCAACAGACGTACTTTATCTCCGGAACGCATCCGACTCTTCATATTTCCAGAAATCTGTGCCATTGGAATCACAAATTTAGCATCCACCTGCACACCAACTCCCGTACAAGTTCCGATCAGAATCGCTGGCAGCTTTACAGAATTTAAGAATCCTTCCACAATCATCTTGATTTTTTCATTGATCAATTTGCAATTACCTCCAACTCCATAGTATGAACCGGCAGATATTTATGAGTCACCGATTTTACGATCACTCTCCGATTCAATCCAATATCAGATACACTTCCATAAATGCTGCACCCAGCCCGGACAGAGTGATCACCCAGACAGGATAACTTGATGATTTCTTTCTCATGGTTATATAATTTTAGAAGCAATTTCGCTTTTTCCTGCAGTTTCGCCGTAGTCGTGCTCTTATCGGATTCATGCTCGTAATACTGCAGGTTTCCATAACGATTCACTGACTCCTGATCGAATGCCTGTGTTGTCTGTGCCTTACCGCTCCCTTCATCCATCCAGGAGATCTTCACAATGTTATAAAAATCATCATCAATACTCTTTTCCCAGCTATATCCATAAGCAAGAGAACCATCACCGAGTACAAGGGGAAGTTGTAAATCCCGCAACTTATCAAGCTGAACTTTTCCGTAAACATCGGCCAGTCGATACCATTCCCCCTGTGGCTCTGCCTCTGTTTTGGTATTCACTAATGTGTCTCCAATCAATCCATAGATCACATCCAGCCAGGTATCCTGATACTTCACCTTATCCGTTGGCACCTTATAGGTCACTGTTGGCATCGCCCCTGGCTTCAAATTCAGGCATTTACACATACTTTGTGTAACAGTACTAATATCGTCCTGGCCGCCTTTCAATGGAATAATATCCTTAGCTTTTCCATACCGTAACTGGTCATATGCCTTCACCGTTACCCGTCTGCTCTCACCCATGCTGACCTTAAACACAGTTCCAAAAAAGATTCCGTCTGCCTCACTGGTATTGGTTAAGCGAACCACATCTCCGTTTTGAAGCATCAGTTCTCCATCATACAAATATGAGAACTCCAGCACAGAAGCACCGTTATTCAACTCATCTTTCCAGCTAATATCCGTACATAACTCGGAAATCTCCCATATTTTTTTGTTATTTTCAACACATAACTGCATATTACCCTTCTCCTTACTCTGGGATAGTCAGAACCTGTCCAGGATAAATCAGATTTGGATTCTTAATCTTATCAGAATTAGATCCGGATATTTTGGAATAACTGGCTCCATTTCCATAAAACTGTTTTGCAATTTTCCAAAGAGAATCCCCTGCTTTTACAGTATAGGTCTTTCCCTTCGTTACTGCCGGATTTGATGGCTGTGACGCCTGTGGCGTCTGGGCTTTTGCGACTGTTGCTGTCGGTGTTTTTACAGCCATATATTTCTTGCTTGGGGCTTTATACTGCAGAAAAGAGAGAGAAAGGTATTTATCCCCTTCCTCTCCCGCTTTTTCTATAATTCCACATGATTCCACCAGTACCTTAACGGATTCATCATCCGTCTCTCCATTAGAATAGATCAGTTGAATCGGCTTTTTCTTTTTCTGCGCTTTCGTCAAAATCTGAATATACCGATCTGGATCAGCACTTGCCCCGGATTCCATGTAATGAGTCTCTGTATGTGGAAGTTCACAATCAAAGCTATATTCCCACAAATCTGCATACGTCGGGACACTGACCGCTCCAGATCCAAGAACCTGATATTTCTCAATATTTAGTTTCTGATCTTTTTTGATTTCTTCCGGATTGACCGGAAGCTTATAGCGTCTTCCACCATATTTGAAATACACACTATAACTCATCAGTATATGCCCTCCGGTGCTGTATCGATTTCATCCTGCAAGATCTGTGCCACTGCCGGACCAATCTTCTCATAGTCAAGTTCCTGGTTGATATCACCGGTAAAGGTGACATGAATATTCGGTGCCAGTGTATTCTGGGCAATACGGGCCACATAATCCCGCTCAGCAAGTTTTTTGAGCCACTCTACATCCTCTGTCTCAATTTTTAATGCCCCATTTTTACCAGTTCCTTTTACAGTAGCTGGATTGGAAATGCTGGCAAATTTTCCGAAATCCATGTTGTTTTCTGCACTTCCTGGAATAAAACCGCTCAACAATGACGATGCTTTATCTGCCAGACCGCTACCCGCCGCATATCCCTTCTTTGCCATAGTTGCATAGTCCAAAAGTTCCGGAGTTTTTACATATTCCTTCCATCCACTCTCATCTTTGATCGCCTGTGACTTTGCTTTTAAGCTGTTCTGAACATTGCTTAAACCTGATGTGATATCCACGGTAACTCCCGGAATTTTATTGATGATCGCCTCAATGGTCTTTGCCATATTCAACACATAACCAATGCATGTAGTTGCCATATCAAGGAATAACACCTTCACCGCCGCTGCAGGGTTGTGAAAAACATTGCCAATAAAATTGGCCAACAATGCAAAGCCAGCCTGCATAGGATACATAAAGCTGTTATAAATAAACGCATATGCCGAAAAGAACGCTGCGCCAATTAATCCGGTCGCACTGACACTGGTACCTGCAAAATGATTTACAACTGCTACCGCAGCATAAAAGGCAGCTACTAGCAGAAATATCAGTCCTACCACCCACATGATCGGATTGGCATACAATGCCGAATTAAGTCCCAACTGCGCCGTTGTCTCCGCCCAGGTTGCACCAGATGCCGCCCACATACCAAGGGCTAACGCCCCAACATAAACCGCCTGTGCAGCTGTTCTCACTGTTCCGATCAGTGCCAAACCATTTGAAACTAGCTGAGCACCCGCATACACACCAAGAGCAGCGGCAGCCGCATAAATAAAGGGCGAAACATAAGGCCAGGCTGCTATACAAAAATCAATGAATTTTCCTGTTGCTTCTCCAGCCAAATAGATTCCACCGATCAGATTGTCAATCAATTTCTGTGCTCCATTGGAGTTCAATAGACCATTCATCTTTTCAAATACTCCGGCAAATGCCCGTTGTCCCTCATTTTTCAGAATTGTCCATGTATCTGAAAATGTCTTTGGCATTTTTGCAAACTTCGCATTGATCTCATCCGCAGACTGGAACATTGCTCCCTTAATGATGTCCGCAGTGATCACACCTTTTGATGATAAATCCTTCAATTCACTTTTGGATTTTCCCATGTACCTGGCAATCGCATCCGCTACCATCGGTGCATTCTCCATAACAGAACGAAATTCATCACCCTGCAGCTTCCCGGAAGTCATGGCCTGAGTCAACTGCAAAAATGCCGAATTCTGCTCCGCTGTCCCAGCACCAGAAACTTTAAGAGATTTTGTCAGTAACTCTGAAAATCCAAGAGCCTCCTGGTTACTGTTAAAGGTATCACCCGCCAACATCTTCAGTTTTGCTGTTGCGTTGGCCATCTCAGTATAATCACCACGGGCACGGTTAGCAGCTGCAAAGATATCTTCCTGAAGAGCTTTCTGTTCTTTTAAATTCTCTGTAATCATGGACAATCTGGCATTTGTGTTCGTATAGACATCTGTGATATCCATTGCTTTTCTCATTGCCGCAACACTGGCCATTACCCCGATCAATTTAGATAAACCACCACTGGCCACATTGGCAGACGCACCTGTCTGTTTTAACGTATCATTATATTGATCCGTTTCCTTACTCGCTTTCAGTACCGATGCCGCCGCTTTATCGGTCGTATCCAGCATTTTCTTGACAGACGCGCTGTAACTGTCGATCAATCGAAACATCGCACTCAATGTTGGCATATCATCTCACCTCCCTATTGGCGCATTCTGGCCGCCAGACGCTTCTCTTCTTCAATTCTCATAGAGATGCTGGCATAAATAAACGCCCGTTCGTGCTGGGACATTCCTGCCAGCTCCGATGGGCGTATATGCAGTTTCTGCAGAGCAAAATGAGCATAACTTAACTCTGGATCGCCCTGCTTGATCAGTTTTTTGCTTCTTCCACCTCATCATTAATATCTTTATCCAGTCCAGATAATTCATGGACCTCCTGAAGCAAAGCGGCAAATTCTCCGACATAAAGCAACTTTGAAAGTACCTTGTCTGATCCTAAAACCCCCAGTGACTTCTGAAGTTCTGCACTCTCCAGGTCTGGAAATACTACAGCCGCAGATACCATACCGCGAGAGTATGCCACCTGGTCAAATTTCTCATTTCCCTTCTTGTCCTTTTTGGTATATTTCTTGATCAGATTTTCATTCTCTTCTTCTGTCAATGGACGGATCACAAATGGAACTGGTTTACCATTTTCCTGGAACCGTTCCGAAATAACAACCTCCCGATTTTCCACCTGTACTGGATGTAAAAATGCGTTTAAACTTCCCATTCTCATGTCTCCTTATCTAAAGTTCTCTGGAAGCTGAAATGCTTCCAGGCAATCGCAATCATCAAAGGTAAAATCCGAATCGAAAGTAATCGGATCATCACTGTTATCATCCAGGTAAGCCACTGGAACATTCTTAATAATCGTGTTGAATAAACACACGGACTGCCGTCCAATGGTAGACTGCGGATCTTCATTAGTCAGCTGCAGAGTTACCCCTTTATACACACCAGAGTTTTTATATTCCAAAAACTCCTTGTATGCTTCTGAATTCATGAAATAAAATGTCGCAGAGCCAGTTCCAGTCGCACCTGTTACCTTGTGTTGCGTCATCCGATGTCCTAAAAGCCGCCGTTCCGTTACCTTAAGTTCCACTCTTGCTTCGATCTTGGAAAGTTCAAACAACTGCCGGTTCTTTCCGCTTCTTGTAATGAATCCTCTTCCTTCCGATGCCCCAAGAGTATCGGAAAGAGTTGTATATTTCTCAGCCATGGTATCCCTCCTATCTATTCAAGTTTACATTGATGTACGCAAACTCCATGCTTCCTAATAAACGCACTGCCACATCCACTGTTACCGCATTGATTTCTACTCCATCTGCTATGACAATTTTATCAGAATCAAACCCATTGATTGCTTTACGCCTTGCCATACCGTTGAAATAATCAATCAGCGCCGTCTTTAAAATGGTCTGGCCATCTGGATCATTGTCGTATTTTCCATTTACGCTGGAGACCCAGAGATTATCGATGTCCTCCCGGATGCCGCATGCAGTCCGGACAGAACGATTCTGCTTCATGATACTGCCCTTTCGCTGGGTGGTACTGGTCAGCGTATTGATATCTGCCACAACGGTAACATTCTGGGACTTGTCCACATCAAGAATGAATTTTCCCGCTTTTACTGCGGCTTCTTTTTCTGATTTTGTCATTCGTGGACTGACATCGATGGCACCAACAAATTTTTTTGCAGTGTTCGATTCTGTGATCTTTGCTCCTGCCGTAACACCTCCCACCCATGCTACGGTTTCGGCTGCCGTCAACGTACTTCCATCTGACATCGTCACTCCCTGATTGGAACTGATCACATACTCGCTGTCTGCTGCATAGTCCATCAGAGCGGCGGTCACGTTCTTGCCTTCCTCATCCTCCATTGCTTTGATCCAAGTGGCGATAATCTGCTTTGCCGTTGAGGCACTGGTCGTTGATTTTTCATACGGATACGCCAATACATTAAAATCTTCAGTTTTTAACTTCTCCAGCATCGCTTCGATGTGATCATCCGTATGATTACTTGGCAGTTTGTAGAGCAATACTTTCTGTGCTCCCAGAAGTGCCACATTTACCAATTTTTTATCCGCCGCCGTTGCTCCTTCCGGATAATTGGCTTCTGTCGCCGTAATAGTATAAATCGTCCCTTCAGCCCCCACGGAAAGCTCCTGCGGAATCACTACCACACCACGGCTTCCAGCAGTCACACTTAATGGCGTATTGGTAATCAGATTGATATACGCACCCGGAAGTACCTTATTTTGTGTTTCCCATGTTCCTGGCATTTTCTTAATCCTCCATTTCTAAATTGGTACTGAGCTTCTCCATCTTCGGAACTTCTTTCTGTAGCTTTTCTCTGTAAGTCACATCAAAAAGCATATGAAGAACATCATCCGTGATGGACGCCGTTTTATTTCTTACATAAAAAGAGATGCCATCTGCTTTGATCACATCAAAGCATCTTAGCATCCCCTGTTTTACTGTTTCACATTGTTTCCAGGCATTCTGGATCTCTCCATCTGGAAAGTATAATACATCAAAGATTTCTTTTATCCGCTGAACATCTCCAAGGCTCCGACTGACCTCTGTTTTTACGGAAGTCACCAGAATGCACGGTGTCTGAAAATCCTGTGGAATATTATCCCGATAAATCCGCTTCAGACCCGGAACTGCTTTTCTGCATTCTATCGCGATTGCTTTGTGTAATATCTCAGCCATCATACTCCTTTCTAATCCTCTCCACCTCTTTCTGGAAAAGCACAGCCATGCGGCTGTTCACATAAGACACACCTTTTTCCAACACGTAGGTTCCTTTTATAAATCCCTTTGTTGGGCCGCCTTTCTTATTGACGATTCTGTGACCATAATTCCAAAAAGACGCATACTCCGCACGATTGATAAGCTCCGTTTCCAATGAATTGCCCACACGCGTTGTCGGTAGCTTATGCCAGCTCTTTCTAAGAAATCCTCCAACCCCTGGATTGCTTACATGAAAACTGACTTCTTCCCCTATATGCGGTCCATTTTTTACAACAAACGTGACTGGATTCGGATGCTTGCCCACAGGTGTCCGCCGTTTTACAAAGGCTACTCCCTCATTTACTGCTTGATTCATAACCTTTTTATCGATTCCAGATAAATCTTCCAGTTCTGCTTTCAATTCTTTTCGGAATCGATCAATTGCGGCTTTGTTTCGTCGATAATTGGAACTGCTCATGCCTTCTCAATCCTTTCCGCGCAACACTGATACTGAAATGAATACGGGTGAACCTCGCCAACTCTCAATTTCACTGTTCTGCCATTTCGCAAAGTTACGATTACTTCATCACCTTCTAAGATATCTGTCTCCAGACCACAGAAGAGCTGATTACTGGCCTGCATGGATGGCACAGGACTTCCGGAAGTTCCCTGGTTTGAAATACTGTAACGGCACTTCACTCCTGTTGCCATCACCATCTGTACAGATGTATCGTATCCAGCTTCATCCGTCAAATGCTGGTGCCTGCGTATTTCCATTACTGCGTCATACATTACTTCATATGGATTAAGCATAACCTCTCAACCTCCTGAACCGGCGCAGAGCCGCTTTATCAGTATCAGACAGACCATATATACCCTCACGGCTGTTACTGCCATTTGTGGAGTACGTGATGCTTCCGTCTCCTTCCTTTATGCTGGATATATCCTGCTGGTAACCGGTTCCCTTAACAATCTCATACTCAATGATTCCTTTGACCTTTTTTCGGATAATCGGCTCCAGAAGATCCGGAAGTTCTTCCTGGCTCAGATTACAGTAATCACAGACAGAAAGGATGACATCGGAGATGTCAAGGTTCCGTGTGTCATCCTCGAGTTTCAGATTACTCTTCACTTTCTCTAACATCTCCGAACTTGTCATAGCTTCCTCCTTAGCCCAACTTGTGCTTGAATGCCACGATCCGGATCTGCTTTGCCTCGTAAACCGGCTTCCAGTTCTTCGGATTTGCCACCTCTACTCTGGACGGTCCTTCAGTCTTCACTACCGCAGCGTTCTGCCATGCAATTCCTCTCGGATGCAAGATCATGGTCTTACGATTGATCAGATAATCAATACCGGAACCTTTGCGCTTTGCACGGTCCATCTCAGTTGGTACAAATCCAGCCGGATTGCCGTTACCAAGAGCCACAGCGCCATTGCCAAACAGGTATGTGGTATACACTCCATTCTCTACTGGACATCCATCATCGATGATCACACGCTTACCCTGGTAAGTACCAAATGCAACATCATTAGATGGCTGTACTGTATCAATCAGATTCTGCTTCTTCAGATATGCCTCTGTCGCAGAGTGCATACAGATACCAGTCAACTGTGCCTTCGCATCTCCAAGTTTCTGTTCCGCATCAATAAATGCAGAACCAGACCAGTTTGCCTTTGTACCGCTTAATCCGGAAATATCCAGAATGTTGGATTCCAGTCTGGTCTCTTCTGCTGGATCCCCACTAGTTCCTGCCGGTACAGTGCCAAATACACCTTTGAGAATAGCGATCAGTTCCTTCTGCATATCGCGCTCCCAGAATCTTGCCACCAGGGTACCAATCGCCATCATTGGATCAGTGCCAGCAAGTGCTGCAGACAAATCAGTCGCGGACCACATTTTCGCACGGCGAAGAATTGTAGCCACATCCTTATTCGATGTGATCTTATTATCAGCAAGATCTTCCCCTTCAATAACCTGCTCGGATTCGCCAGTCAGGTCCTCAAAGAACGGCATATTCACTGTTGGCGCTGCCTGGGATGCCAGGGCATCAAATTCTGAAGTATTGGTAATAATTCCGCTCTGATACAGCGCAGACAATTCCATTGTCCGATTGATCACGTATGGGTTAAAAAGTTCCGGGACGATTACGTCCTGTAAAGTTGTTCCTGCCATTTAAAAATCCTCTCTTTCTTAAAGTTTTACGCCTGCAGCCGCTGCCATCTGCCTTGCCTGCTCTGGATTCTGCTTAAACAAACGGCCCTGCTCTGTCAGGTTATAGGTTTCTTTCGCAAATGGATTATTTACTGGAGGTTTTCCACCACCAGCCGGATTGTACCCACCAGTCCCACCTGCATTTTTAAACAGATGCGGTGATGCCTCTCTCATCGGTTTCAGCACGTCATCAAGGCCAATCACTTTACCGTCTTTGTCAAAGGTAAACTTATCCAGACCACCCTGCTTATAAATGATGTAATCTACATCCGTAGCACCAGCTTCTTTCAGCTTGTCCTTCAGGACATATTCTCTCTTGGCGTTTTCTGCTGCTGTTTTGTAACCAGCAATCTCCGTCTCATAGTTCTTGACCTTCTGCTGAAGTTCTTCATTATCCGCATTGTTCTTTTTCAGATCCTTGATCGTGTCATTGGCTGTGGTCAGCTCTTTCACCTTGTCATTGTAGTCCTGTTTCGGTACTGCATGCTTCGGGAACTCAGCATTGATCGACTTCATGGTTGCCTCAACATCCAATTTGCCGTCTGTGATCACTGCATTTTCCAAAATTGTTTTTAACCATTCCATCATTTCTTCCTCCATAGATTTTTATTCCCGCTCTCCGGGTATTGGGATCAGCCGGTTATACTCCCGGCAGAGTAGTGCCCAGTTTTATGCCTTATGGCAGGGCATAAAAATAACACGCATCACTGCGTGCCTAAACTTCATCCACCGATTCCATAAAACATTCTATAAAATCACCTTCTTTCCAGTTGTGATATCACAACTTTTTAATTGGTATAAAAAATACCAGAACCATTAAAGTCCTGGTATTGTGTCCTTTATTCCTTTTATTAATGCAGCCGCTTTCTTCATTGTTGAATTTTCTTCTAAATACTCCAGACCCTTTAACGTAATCCCAAAGCTTGGATCTAATTTCACTCCATGAAGTCCCCTTACATACATGACTCCGTGAACATATCCTTCTTCCTGAAGCATAGTAAGTATTGCATCAAGACGATTTTTAGAAATACCTAAATACTCAGCAGTAAGCTGATTCCTATCAAACTCATCATAGTCCATAGCCACTTCTAATAACTTCAATATCTTATAAATAACTTTGAAATTATCCATCCAGTCATCTCCTTATCTTCCAATACGCTGTTTTCCCTTTCCCGGTGGTGTCTTATAAACCTCTTCTATAAGACCATGTTCAATATCTCCGCCAATATATCCTTTTCCATACAGCATATTCAAATGTTCCAGCACTTCCCTATCTCTGACAACGCTTCGGAATTTTTCTCTCTGCGGTTCATATTCTTCGTATGTTTTTATTTGCAGAAGTTCCTCTTTCAAACTCATTTTACAACCCTCTCAATAAAATCATAGATTTCTTGATGCCCATTTAACTGCTTCTTTTGATACAGTCTAAAAGGTTCTGAAATAGTCTCAAACAATCTTTCAGTCTTTATACTTCCATCCGCATTAATTGCTTCCAAAAGTGAATTCACATATATACGCCCTTGATATTCACTTACAAAGCGATCGCCATGAACTATAAATATTCTTTTCGGTTGTCCCGCTGTATTATAATACGTTTCCTGGGTTATATCTGCATCCGTAAGTCCCTCCACCAAATACTGTTTATACGCTTCAACATCTGCCGGATGCATCATTCGGTGTTCAACCAGATGTCCAAATTCGTGATAGATATCTTCCTTTTCCGCATTTGATGCAGCATAAATGATACCATTCTCATAGTCGCAGGCGCTTCCTGGATTTCCAAGATCAATCGTTATATCTGCCATAACCCGCTGTGCTTTTGGTGGTAACGTAGCATACGCTTCAATAACAGTTTTCCTGTCCTCTCGCACTTCCACGCTGCTCTTTTGGGACTTGAACTTTATATCTACGATATTACCATTTGTAGAAGATGATTGCAATTCTTCTTGCGTTTTTTCTTCTTTGTCTTGGAACCGCTTCTTCCACTCCGCATAAGTCATGTCCTCTGGCACTTCGATACTATTGCCCTCTGCATCCCTTGCGGCCCGCTTACCGTCTGTTGGCGTATCCGAATAATACGGAACATCCGTACACCTGCAAAATGGATGAAAAGGCGGCATATTCTTTCCTGCCACCGCCTCTGCCACTGGATAAATTTTTCCGTCCAGTTTCCCGCATATTCCACACGTTTTACTGTCCAATGTTGCCAGAATCTGGTATTTCTCCACACCATCTTCTTTGTACCCAGCATGTGTTGCTTTACTCATCAGATAGGAGCTCTCTGTATGAAGCAGACGATAGGCATCCCTCTTTTTAGAGTTCATTTTTTTCGCAAACGCATCAACCAGATTCTGTGGCGGCGTTCCTTGAATCATCATCGTTGTCAATGACTCCATCAACTGTGTCTGCAAATGGTCCTTCTGTTTCCAAAGCCGATCTGAAAAATTGGCTCCGTTAAATGGATATTTTAAAAGTGCATCAACCGTTCCAGGATCGACCTGGGCAAACTCCGCATGAAATCCATGATATTGATCAATGCCATACCATGTCCGGTAATAAGTGTCTCCGTAGATCTCCTGCATGGTCTTCTCTGCATTAGCCTGATAATCGACTGCATACAACTGCCTCAAAATTGCATCTACCTGCGCTTCCAGCGCCTGATATCGGGTCATCCTGGCTTTGATAGACATGTTATTAACATCTTGGTTATATTTGCCAATGTTCTGCATTGACAGGCTCACAAACTCTCGCAAGCCTTTGATTTCAGCTTTATCTAGCCGTTTCTGGGCTTCCGCATAGGTTAACTCATTCTCTTCTGCATAACGCCAATAAAAGCTCTCTACGGTCTTCTGAAGTTCTCTCTTAGCCTGGTTAAACGCCTTTTCCAATCTGGTAAAATACTGATTGATTTTCATTTCGCCAGCCCTATAGTTTTCTTCCTGCCGCCTTTCCCAGTAACCCATTACTCATCACCATCCTGGTTATCTTCCCCTATATCATTCGAATTATTTTCAGGAAACATATCCGAAATTTCTGACATTCCGTTCTCTTCCTGTTCTTTCAATAACTCCATTTCTTTTTCTGGATCCTCCACCCACGAATGATGTGCCACAATCGTCTCGTCTGAAACAATACCTTTACTCTGGGAGGCGATCTGAGACAGCTCCTGATCATTCTTCACACTTGTTCTGGTCCATGTCTGGACAATGGTATCATCCTTAATTGGAATTCCCTACAGTCTACAAACACACCGAATGAAGCTTCCAAACGCTAACTTAAACTCTGTCTCCTGCAAACCTGCTTTTTGTTCCAACAGAGAATATAAAAATTGCAATGCAACACCGGAACTATTTCCAAAGTTCTGCGGATCCGGATCAATGCCCATGCCCTGTTCAAAAATGCACTTTCTGGTGATCTCCAGCAGTTTCTCACGGGCCTCCACTGGCAATTCAATTGTCAGCGTGGAAACACCGGAATGATCACCGTCACCATCACTCTCGATTTGGATTGCTTTGTAGTCTTTGAGATCCCGAAGAAACTGTCCCAGATCCGTACCACCATAATTGGTAAGGACAAAAATCACCTCCTGGATATCTTCCAGATCATTTACAAAACCGCTGAACACTTTACAATAGACATCGATCAGCGGTTTGATATTTTTCAGGTCATCCGTATCAATATTGTTATTAAAAAACGGGAAAAACGGCACCTCACCAACACCGTGCTGATAGGTATCAGTGTATTCGCAAAGCATCGGATCCACCATGAACATCTGATATGGCAGCAGCTGATCAAGCTCATCGCCCGTCTTTAACCGATACGCCGCACACTCGGTTTCATTCCAGTACTCGTAGATGATATAAGTGTCGCCGGTATCATCATCGATATTCTGGTAGCTCCGGAACACTCCAAGAAGCTCCTTCTCCAGACTGTCAGACCATACTGGAATCACCTGTTCTGCCGGAACTATCGCATATTTCCATGTGCTTTTTTTGTCGCACCAGACATGCAGCCACCCTACCGTGCAGTTTGAAGCCTCAATACACAGGTCTTTACAGAGCTTTGGATACTTATCTCCCAGAAACTTCACCAGGTCCTTGTTGGCTTTCTTCTCTCCAAGATCAAAAAGCGGTGGCGCCGTAAACATGTAGGAAGCTTTCTGGTTGACAAGCAAACCGTGAAAGTTGAACGGGATCCGGTTGTCCGCATTTCGAAGCGGCTTTTCTTTTTTCTCCCGTTCCTCTTTTAGCGGTGGGAACATAATATCCGTTTCGTTCCGGTAATAGGCCCTTGCCTTTGCAATCTGCCTTACAAAGTCCGTATGCCCCGCCTGATACTTCCGGATCAGTTTTTTTATCACTTCAATGTCCATCTATTTCACCTCACTTTAAGATCTTCATGCCGCCAGCTCTGCGGATAATCGTGTAGCAAAAATACCGAAGGGCATCCATACAGTTGTGTACAATAAAACCACCACAAACACTAAAGTTGTGGTGGTTCTCGACTTCCATATTATAAACATCTGCTCTTCCGATTTCTTGAATGCTTATTATTTTTACATAATGGACAGTATTTTGTTTTTGCATATTTATTAGCTATGTACTCACCTCCGCAGTCTGCACAAATTTTCACAACGTCATCAATGCCAGTTTTTCTTCTCCAAGCAGACTTACAGTTATTTGAACAAAACCGGCTGCCTGCTTTTGTGCTTGTGAATGCTTTCCCGCAATATTCACAATGATATTGCCGAGGAACATAAAGTTTTTCCTTCATCGCCTCGTAATGTTCCCTATGCCATTCACGTCCGTTTGCACTCCCATGCCATTCACTTGCCTTTGGTCGTGCTTTGCAATTAAGATTATGAATCACTTTTTCATGTTCATTCTCCGCTCGCTCTTTTCCGTGTAACGACAAATGATCAAATTCCGGCAGTAGCTCTAAATTCGAAATGTCATTATTACCTTTATTCTCATCAATATGATGTACATGACATCCTAACGGTACCGGACCATTATAGAATTCCCACACATATACATGCATTCTTTTTCTGGTTCCGTCTTGGGATTTTGTGGAGCATAAATAATAGCCTGTTTTTTCATCTCGTGTAAACATTTTTCCTGCAAAAAATTGATGTTTATCGGCCATTAGCAACACTCCTTCCAAATCATTGTTGCTTTCTGGAAGCCACCTTTAAATGCTGAAGATTTTTCTAATTCTACACATTGCATTACGAGATCATCAATCTCATCATACTTCTGTTCCCCGACCATTCCTGTTAACGTATCTGAAAGCTTTTTGTATGCTTTGCTCAACTCTGAGCTGTCTGCGTGATCCTCGGCCCAATCATAATACATGTTCTGAATCTGACTCATAATATAAAACTCCTTTCAAAATTAGGTTCTTGAAAGAAGTCCCATTCTGCATTATAATATTTACAGAAGGAAACTTCTACTCAAACAGTCGTGTGTACTTTGGTCGGTGCTGCGACTGTTTTACTTTTCTACCAACTTCTTAATCCCTCGGCTTATTGCCTCTGTTCTATTGACTTCTTCCTTTTCGCAATACTCTTCCAATATTTTTTTGTCCTCATCACTAATTCGGATACTCAATTTATTGGGTCTGGGATTATCTGTCGGTCTGCCTGTCCTTGGACTCATGCTCTCACCTCACTTTTGTCTGGCATAATTCTATTATATATTATGTCGGGCAAAAGTCAAGTTATTCTCATAAACTTATCATCTTTTTTCAGATCCATCACTCTAACCCAGCCACGTTGAGTTAAGATCAAATGTTCTGCAGTTGCCTTTATACTGGTTCCGTCTAAAAGCCTAATTTCAAAGATCCTTGCATTCTTTTGTGTTAATCTTACATGATAAAAGTTCGAAAATGTCTTCATGTTTTTTCTCATGTCCCAGCAAAAGACCTTACCATTTTTTCCTACTAAATCTTTGATCGGTATTTGTCCAGTTACTGTATCAACCAGGGTATCTCCTGTTAAGCAATGATCATGTTCCTTCACTGGTTTGTCCTCACCATGTTCTGCCGCCTTGGCATCCCAGATATAGGAAGCAAATTCTTTGATCAGATTCTCACAGGAGGCATCTATAAAAATAGAACCAGAAAGCAGCAGTGTTGCTACAAATCGGATTCCATCCAAAACATCGTTCTTTGCTTTTTTAACTTTATATCCAGCCTCTTCCAGTTCTATTTTGAAAGATGCTGCGGCCGGATCCAGGATTATAGCCCGAACCCGCTCGCCTGCAAGCCACATGATCAGATCATCGGCAAATTCTTTGTTTGTCTTCTGTTTTCCCTTATCCCTACCGGAATAATAATACTCCCTACGACAATACCACTTGCCGTCAGCACCCTTGCTCCAAAGCAAGAACGCTGTAGGGTTCTGGGTACCATAGTCGCAGCTAACATACTTATCACCGTTCCAGAACTCATGTCCTGTTCTTTGACGGTATTCTGCCGCTATGGCCTCTGCATCCACAACGTTCTTATCATGGTTGAACATATCATAAATGATACCCTCAGCCATTGCCCAGAGACCTTCAATATAGCGTTTGAAGAATACACCATGATACATACTGCGGTATCTGGCTTTTATAGCTTCTGAAAGGCTCAGATTGTCATCCATTGTGAAATGCACATAAAGAAGCTTTTTCAGGTTTAATTCCATGCCCTCTTCCCTGGCTTCTTCCTGTAGCTTTTCAGCCCTTTTCTTTCCCAGATACCCAATAGCCTTGTCAATCCAGTTCACTTTGAACCAGTGGTACGGCCCATCTGGATTGCAGTTAAACCAGTACTTGGAACCCTCCACAGAACAACGGCCAGTTGCCTGGTTGACGAAGCTTTCCGGCATCAGTGCAACCTCATCACAGAAAACACCTGCCAGCGTAATACCCTGGATCAGATCTTGACTGCGCTCATCCTTGCCGCCAAAAATATAAAAATAATTGGTGGTTCCTTTTCTGCTAATTTCCACCAGATTGTCCGCCCGGTGATCAGTCACCTGATACCCGCGGCTCTTGAGCATCAGCTTCAGCCAAAACAGAACATTTCTCCGAAAAGATCCAATAGTCTTACCACACATGGCAAAGTTCTGACCACTGAATTTCTCCATCGCCCACAGTACAAATGACAACGACATGCAGACTGTCTTTCCAGATCGAATCGCCCCATCTGCAATAATGCCATCATAATCCTTCACAGGGCTGTCGGGCATCCACCAGGTGAGAACCTGCTTCTGCTTATGCGAAAATGGTTTAAACTTAAATACCTGAAGTTTTGTGAGGATTCCTCTCTGAGACTTCATTTTCTGCAGTCTCTCGCGCATATGCGTAATGCGTTCCTTAATTGTCACCTGTATCACCCCACAAACCACTTGCCTCAGCATTTAAAGCATCTAAGAATCCATCGTCCTCAACTTCCTGCTCCTGCCCACTGACTTTCAATGCTGCCAGATCAAGTTTCATCATTTCAATCTCCAGTCTGGCATCATCCACACCATACCGATGCAATGCATCAATAGCCGTTTGTTTTCTCGCCTGGACGCGGGTCAAAGCATCTTCAATATTCTGGATCTGCCCCAGCTTCCCGCGATATTCCAGAAGATCTGTTTCTTTGTCTTTCTCGATTCCTTTCCGGTGTCCTACCGCAGTCATACCAGTTTCATCACAGGACGCTACTCCGGAATCATCCAGAGAGTTTCTCAGCAGATCAATCCGTTTTAGCATCCTCCGTTCCCGAACCGTAAGCAACTGGATCTCCTGCATGAGGAGTTTCTGCTTGTCCTCCGGAACTGTCTGTGCCAAACGCTGCTCATCCGGATCCAGGCAATCAAAAAGGAGAGTCTCAAACTCTCCCGTAGTAACTGCTTTCTTATTTCCCGGCGGCCCACCGGAACTGTTCTTGTTCCCTGGCTGAGCACCACGCTTTCTTTTTTTCGAACGTTCGCTTTTCTTATCCGAACGTTCGCTTTCCCACCTATGAGTGGATTTCCAACGGCGAACCGTTCCCTCCGGCAGATTTAGTTGACTTGCAATCTCAACTAACTTTGTGCCTTGCCGGTACATGGCCTTCGCCTGTTCAATTCTGGGATCTGGCGCTCTGGCCATGATATCACCTCGCATTCGTCGGTTTTGTGGCATAAAGAAAAGAGGCAGCTGGGCTACCTCTGTGTGTGAGCCACGCGGGGTGGCTCCGGTTGTGTACTCTTATCTCCTTTGAAAATAAATGTATCCAAAGCGTCTGTTGCAATAATCGATCAAGCGATTATAATACTTTGAATGAAGAATAAGCTACCGTCTTTCGCAAGTGACTATTTTCATTCTTGATTATCTTCTTTAAAAAGTTCCAGGACACGTGTAGCTGCATGAAAATTAAACAACTCAAATATATTAAATATAAAACTCTTCACCTCCAACAATGTTACGAAAGAAATATAGAAAAATACACATATCCCACACCATGCTATAATTTCATTTAAAAATATGTCCTCAAACAAATTATAGTTTTCTGGTATACTTAATAAAACTAATAACAATAAAACACTGACTACAATGCAAAGAAACTGCATCATCATCGTTTTTGCAAATAATTCATTAGACTCCTGTAATTTACTCTTCTGTTCTTTATCTATTAGTGCCGTACTATTTATCATTCTTACAAGCATTTCTTTTCCAATCAAGGCTTGAAAAAGAGCATATCCAGTAAATACTATTCCAAACAATGCCAGCGCAATATCATTCATTAACTGAACGCCTTCTCTAAATATTGTAACTGTGTTTTCAGAAGTAGCCATCATATACGCAGGAATTACGCCAAATACAAAAGCTGTTATATACTTTCCCTTTTCTTTCCATTTTGGCCAAAACATTTTAATAGCGACGCACATAATACGATTAGATGATAATGGCTTAAGTAATTTTTCGACGTTATCTAGTTTTATCTCCACCATTCTCCCTTCTTTCCAGAATTACTTTTTAGGCAAAAATTTTATAATTTTACTTTTATGCTCATTATAAATTTCTTGATTACCTCTACTCGTATAAGAAATGCTTTGTATTTCTTTACCCTTACTAATAACCTGATCCATCTCCACGACATTTTCTCCTGGAAATTCAATATCCATTTTTTCAGATATCTGATCCTCCTTAATTGTTCCTTTCGTTTTATCTGCGTATTCCACATCGATAATTGGTTTTACTGTTCCGGCAGATTGTTCAACAATATTTATTATTCCAGAAATTGATTTTGGAGACCTAAGCATTAGCTCACCATTTTTTGCATTAGCCGCACTACGTAAATCCTTAATCAAATCTCCAAACATTTCTCCAAATTCCTGATCTCCATTCAGCGGATAAAAACGTAAAGTCAACTTAGTAACCTTAGATACCTGCTTTAACGCGTCTTCAATACTGCTTCTCATCGGAAGACCAACTATATTAATACTTGGATATGGTAAATATTTGCTTTTATCGCCAACATCATGATTGTAATTTCTAATATATTCAGCAAATACATGTTTTGTCAGACCAGAAAAACTCTTTATATTTGGACTTCCCTTCTGATTCAACACATACACCATTCTATGATTTTTTAAATATATAGCAAAAGTCGAATATGGAGCTGAAGGATATTTTTCATCTTTCTCAATCAAGTTTCCCTTCTCATCAACATCTGATTTGACTTCCAAAACCGTTTTCTTTACAACATATCCAACTAATACATATTCCCCTTCACTATCTTCTACGACTTCAACATTCATAAAGAATAATTCCGCGTCTTTATTATCTTTTTTTATGCCACTTTGAAATGCTGGTACCACAATCGAATCAAAATACTTCAGCAACGGCGCCTCATCTTTTTCTTCAAGGAACACTACATTAAAATTAGCTACATTTACTTTCTTCTGGCTCATATCCGACTCTCCAATCCGACATTTTTTTACATTATAGCACATACCGAATTGGAAATATATAACAAAGCCCTATTTATTGTATCAATACGACAAAAAAAACACCCTTTCTCAAGGATGTCTTTCATGCTACCTGGAATGTCTGGGTGGAGAACCCTTAAACCAGGCAAATCGGAACGGAAGGACTCGAACCCCCGCCACGCTGGATATAAGCCAGCTGCTCTGACAGACTGAGCTACGTTCCGAAAGGGGTTGGCGGCGGGCTTCTGCTGACCCGCCGCTTGTGGGGGAAGCCGTCAGCTGTATGCCTTTGGCTTAATCCATGCTACCAGAATATCACGGAAGTACCCCTTCGTAGTTACCCACTTTTTACATTTCTTTCTTTTTTCTTGCTCGCTCATCGCGAATTCCATGGGTACGTCCTAAATTATAAAACAATGATGCTGCAAATGCTCCACCTGCATCGGCTCCTTTTAATCGCCAATATTCTACCATTGCCTCGTACAAATCTCCCAATTCTGAACCTTTTAGAAAAACTACTGGCTGATATCTAGAAATTCTCACTTCCTCCTGCATGTTCATTATGCTACCTCCCCATAAACAACTTTACACTTATTGCTGTTGCCGTTGGATAACATAAACTCAATCACCGTTGGATAACCATTATCACTCAGCCATTCTCTCACCTTTTCAAGCACACTGTCCTTGTACTGAACAGTAACCCCATCATGGCCATTTCTGCTGTACGCAGTCCGGACAACTTCATCTGCAAAGATGTCTAACTTCTGGCCAATGGCACTTACTGCTTTATCATGCGGTCTGCCAGACTCTGAAAGGATTCCCAGTTCTTTTGCGATTGATGTGCAATCCCACAGGTTCGGCACATCGGAGATCACTGGAGTTTTCACAGGATAACCGGAATCTGAATAGATCCGCACCACCTCAGCAGCTATGTACTTAGAATCTACTCCAGCATCATGTAAGGCTTCCTTGATGTTCTTCACCATCATGTTTACGGAAGGCAGTTTCTCTTTCTTCGGCTTGTCCTGTTTTGGCATCTCGTAAGAACCAGTCTTACGAAGATTCGGGAGAACCTCATCTGCGATCCAGTCTGTGAAAGCTTCTGCATTTGGCTTGTGGCTCTTGAATACCAGCTTATAAACGCCGCTTTCGGTGAGAAAATTCTCGCCTGTGTTATGTAATTTTCTAAAGTCAACTTTATTGACTTTAGAATTTGTCAGCTTAACAACCTGCTTCTCATTCATTTTTGCAACAGCCATTTTCACTGCACTGTTACCCAACTCCAGGCAAGCTCCTACGTGATACGGATTAAATAATACCTGTCCATTCAGTTCAAATACTTCTACATCGTGTCCTTCAAAAATCATTAAATTCTGCATTGCAATTTCCTCCTTGCAATTTCTGGCGGAATCACTTACAATACTAAGTGATTCCTGGGTTTACAGGTTTCAGGTTTCGAGCAATCACGTAGGTCGCCAAACTCAGCGTGACTGCTCTTTTTTATTATCTAAATCTTTTTTGATTAAATCCACAACATACTGCATAAACGATTTATCCTGCATAACCGCTCTAATTTTTGCTGCTTTATGTAAATCATCATCTAGCCTTACCGTTAGCTGCTTCATTCTTTCTACCTCCTTTTGATGTGTTTATGTTATCATACTAATGGTATGATGTCAATACTCAAGGTGTGTGTTTATTTTTTTGTTGAATTTGATTTACCCACATGTTATAATGTATATACATCACAAAAGGAGGGTATATAATGGATTCTGAAAATGCAGCTTTATTGTGTTCGCGTTTAAGAGAATTACGTTTATCGCTTAAGTTAACCCAAAAAGAATTCGCAGAACAAGTAAATGCATCAACTGTAAGCATCTCTTCCTACGAAATTGGAGCTAAAACGCCATCCCTTGAAATGCTCCTTACTATTTCTAAAACTTTTCATGTTTCCCTTGACTGGCTTTGTGGTTTATCCAATACTCAAAGTAGAAAAGGAGAAATTAAAAACTATGCTGAATTAATAAAAAATCTTCTTGCCATATTGGAAGACGAAAATTTGGACTCTGATGTGATTTTTTCAGAATGTCCAAGCAATTATGATTTTCCTCCGGTTCAAAATGGCTATATATTCCCATATCTTTACTTTAACGATACAAAGATCAGCACTTTTTTTTCTGAATGGCAAGAGATGATACGTTTACTAAAAAACAATATTATAAAAAAAGATCTGTATCAACTTTGGCTAAACGATAAACTTCAAACCTTATCAACTATTCCGATTTCAAAAAGTAATTGCATTGCTGAAGAAACGCTGCCATTTGATTAAGCCACCCACCACTGAGTAGGTGGCTTTTCTTTACCTTTTCTGCGCCAAAAGATAGAAAAAATACCTCCGATACTCATAAAACTGTCTGCGTCCCACCGGAACATCCAACCATTCATACGGGATTCCTTCCGTGACATTCTTCAAAATCCACTTGTAAATCTCTGGTGCCGCTTTCCTGGCGGTTTCTTCTATGAGGTGAATATCTTCCTGCATCATAGTATTTCTAACCGCTTCCTGGGCCGTGGCATCACCAGAAAGATTACCCTTCGGCATCCCATCATTCACCACTGCCTTCAAACCATACGCATTCTGAAGCTTCTGTTTTTTCTCTGCGTATTGTATGCAAAAGTATTTCAACTCATTGTACTTCGCACGAGATATATTATAATCACTCAGTTTCATATCCCGGTATACTCCCATTTACTACTTCCTACCTCTCATCCTCTGATCCAACTCTATTTCCAGGTTTATGATTGTCTCTTTCATGAACGGGTATTTTCTTTGCAGTACCACTGACCAGGTCCTCATTCTTTCCCATTCTTCACTGTCCCTTCCTGGAACACGAGTCTTGTAACGGTTCCAGAAATTGTTGTATACCTCACTGAAAGCCTCTCTGACCTGTTCATCTGTCATATCTGTTCCACCCTAACGTAGATTCCAGGAACTTCTGCCCAGAACTTCTCAGCGATCTCTGACGCCACTTGCGCATCATCCTTCCAGAACCTACAGGTCGTCATGCAGTCCTTCAGGAGTTTCTGCAGGTTATCCGTATCCGGTTTTGTGATCCGATATTCTCCGTCTGTGTGCCTGCCCCTTGGAAAACACCATTTCACCATCAAACGAATCCCGCCATCCAATGGTTCCTCCGGTCTGTACTTTGCCAGATATCCCATCAACTTCTGTCTGGCAGCTTTCAGTTCTGACGGTTCATAAAAGACCGGCTTGCCATTCACCACATGAACCTGCTTCTCCTGGTGTGTTACGGTCGGTGGGATCATTGCCATAAAAAAATCCATCTTCTGTGATCTCCACTTCCCGCATGTATCATCCAGACATCTAAAGTCTGCTCTGTAATCACTTTCACCATTGCAACACACTCCTTCCTGCTTATCGTACCACTGGCATGTGCTGCAATATTTTTTTTGCCCCATGCCACTTCACCTCTTTAAAGTTTAAAATTGCAGTTTTGTTTTCGTTCTGGCCTTGTCATCGGGGAAGGGGAAGGGAACGGGCGGGCTCTGCTTTCAGCCCGTCCATTCCTACCCCCGTGACCACGCGAATGCGGGGGAAAATATTTACCCTTTAGGGTACAGTCTTCCCCGCACTCTCCCCGGGGAGGGAAAGACTTGATTTTCAGTCTTCCCCGCACTCACACTTCCTGGCGGGGAAGACTGATTTTTATGTCTTTCCCTCCAAACCTTTTAGGCGGGGATGTCTGAAATTTCAGTCTTTCCCGCACTCTGTACTTTTGCGGGGAACACTTAATTTCAGTCTTCCCCGCACTCAAAATCTTTATAAATTTTTCCATCTCGGACGCTGTATCCACCATGTTCATTCACCCGATCTCGGGCCGTTCTCTCTGATATGCCTAAAAATTCAGCCACTTCTTTTAAGGTTGGAGCCTCTCCAAAATTGCCATTTTCGATGGCTTCCTCTACCGCTTTTTGCCGCTCTGCTTTCCGGTCAGCAGCACTTTTTTTATTTTTTTCTGCCCCTTTTTTCCACGGTGGCTTCTCCGTTTCCGGCTGAATATCGTTCAAAATTCCTACCTGATCAATGGTATGGACCGGATAATTGAACCATACATTGACAGCTGGAAACTTCGGAAATTCACGTAATGTCCCTTCAATCCTCCATGCCGTCATGTTCCTGGCTTTTGTTCGGGCAGACGCTACAATAGCCTGCAGATTCGTCCACTGCCCCGTATTCAGCTTATTTTCGCAATAATTAAGCATCTGGTAACTGCTACAAAGATCATCCTGGGACAGGTCATCATCCCATTTAAAATGGGAATCCAGATACTGTCTGCATGCCTCACAGACCGCCTTATTTTCCTCTTGTTTCATGGCATCTTCTGACAGTTCCAATTCGATCATATCCAGCATTGCATCCGGATCACGAGCAAATACACCAGAACCAGATGCACGGTCCATGGATTTCTTTCCGCCCTGGCTGCCTTTTGAATGGTGGTGACAGTAGATCACGGCTACACCCAGTTCTGTGCAGACTTTATCAAACTGATTACAGAAATTGGACATCTGGTCCGCACTATTCTCATCACCGGTGATAACCTTATAAATGGGGTCAATGATAATGGCTATGTAATTCTTTTTGGATGCCCTGCGGATGAGCATAGGTGCCAGTTTATCCATGGGGCGTGACTTACCTCTTAAATTCCATATATCAATGTTATCCAAGTGTTCCGGACGGATTCCCATAGCCTGGTAAACGTCCCTGAAACGATGCAGGCAGCTTGCCCGGTCCAGTTCCAGGTTCACATACATCACACGCCCCTGTGAGCACTGCCAGGACAGCCATTTACGGCCTTCCGCAATGGCAATACACATTTCTATTTGCAGAAAGGATTTGCCCGCCTTGGACGGCCCTGCAATCAGCATCTTATGCCCATGACGCAGCACTCCTTCAATCAGACATGGGGCCAGTTCCGGCAGGTTATCCCATACATCTTCCAGACTTTCCGGATCCGGCAGATCATCATTGACTGACTCGATCCATTCCTTCCATTCTGCCCAGCTTTCCTTTCCGATGTTGGTATCGATCAAGAACTGCTTGTTCTCCCCACGCATCACGCCCGGCATACGAGATAGCCTGGATGGGTTCCGGTTCTGTTGGTCGATCTCCAAACCGTTCTTACGGCAGATGTCATAGAGATAATCCACACGTTTGCGATATTCCGCATAATCTGCAGCATCTACTTTTACAATGGCATGAAGACTCTTCTTTCCGGAATGGACCAGACAGGCCACAGGAAGTTCCAGTTCCCGGATCAGTGCGTGCTGCTTATCGATCTCCATGCTGTCTGATTCCACCAACGCATACCGGAAGTCCGTCACATCATCATTTCTTACACCTTTTCCATCCAGTGGGTTAAAGCGGATCCATGCGCCTGCCTGCGGGTCATAGTCCCCCAGTACGCTTCCGATATCACCGCCACAGGCAGATAATGCTTCAATAAGCTGTCCGGCAGTGCGGTCATAAGAACCCTTGTCTGCTGGAAGCCATTTATCATCTTTCTTCCAGCTTTTCACTACATAGCCTACGTTCTCACCTACTTCAAACAGTGTCTCCAAATACCGGATCAGATCGTTGACTGGATTCCATCGGGCCGGTTCCTTTACTTCTTTTCCTTCCACCCAGTTTTTATCAATCACCACGCCCTCTTCTGAAATGGCATCGTCCCATCCAATTGCATGGCCAGGATCATACGACGGTGTCCATCCCTGTTCTCTGGCGTACTGGATCACAGTCCCCCCAGTGACCGGGGAACTGGTTTCCCGGAATCCTCTCCATTTTTTCTGACATTCCCCAGAATGATACCTGCCAGGATCCCTGCGGCTCCAGTTATCCCACACCTCTACGCTGTATCCTTCCAGTTCAAGGGCCATACCGATATTCACCCACTGTTGATAATCCAGTTCTGCCGGATCAATATGTTCCAAGACCTCCAACAGGTCATACTGGTTTCTTTCCATGTCTTATTACTCCTTAAGTTTCAGGTACATAATTTCGCGGATCAACTCCATGCGGCGCCCCTCTCCAGCCTGCTGCCGCAATCCGGTCGATCATGTTTTTTCCAGCTTCAAAAGTCCAGGTTCCTACATGCTGGAATCCATATTTTTCCAGACACCGGATCTGTTTCGGGGTTGTAAGCCCCTCTTCCTGACGTTTATGCAAGCGGTCTAAAAGCAGGTTCGCCTTTCCCGCATTGTCGATCTCATCCGGAAGAATTCCCCGTTTTTCAAGTTCCTGTTTCTGTTTATCAGAAGGCGGAGCCAGTTCCCAGCCAAATGCCGGTACATATCCGGATAGATCCTCTGCCTGGATACTCATTTCAAACTGGAGTGGATCTACCAGTTTTTTCTTCCTGTTCCGCATCTCCTGAAGCTGCTTCGCCAGGGATTCCTCCCGTTCAGCGATTACCTCTTCCGATGCCCGCTTTTCCGCCTCCTCAAGATCCACAGGGCATCCGGCAGACGTTTCCAGGTCTTCCGTCATCTTCTGTGCCACTTCTTTTTTCTCACAGATCAGATCTGCCGGATGGCACAGTTCATGGCGCTCCGTATGCCATAAAAAATCCAGCAGAAGCAGATGGTCTTTTCCTTCGCATAGCCTGGTTCCACGTCCCACCATCTGACTGTAAAGGCTCCGTACCTTGGTTGGCCGCAGGACGATCACACAGTCCACGGATGGACAATCCCATCCTTCTGTAAGAAGCATGGAATTACAAAGGACGTTATAAACGCCACGGTCAAAGGATTCCAGAACTTCTGCCCGGTCCCTGCTCTCTCCATTTACCTCCGCTGCCCGGAATCCCTTTTCATTTAAAATCTCTTTAAATTTCTGGCTGGTCTTTACCAGCGGAAGGAACACGACCGTCTTTCTGTCTTTGCAGTATTTTTCCATTTCGTCCGCAATCTGATACAAATATGGATCCAGAGCTGTTGCCAGATCCCCCGCCTTAAAATCACCGGATTGAATGGAGACCCCGGACAGATCCAGCTGCAGTGGGATCGTCATGGCCTTGATTGGGGACAAATACCCCTCACGGATTGCTTTCGGAAGGGTATACTCATAAGCCAGGCTGTCAAAATACTCCCCCAGATTTCTCATATCGCCACGGTCCGGTGTTGCCGTTACTCCCAGTACCTTTGCCTGTGGAAAATGCTGCAGAACCTTCTGGTATCCATCCGAAATACAATGATGTGCCTCATCAATGATGATCACATCAAAATAGGAATCGGAAAATTGTGCCAGCCGCTTTGGTCTCTGCATAGACTGTACGGATCCTACTGCGATCCGGAACCAGCTCCCCAGACAGGTCTGCTCCGCTTTCTCCGTTGCACAACCCAGATTGGTACTTTTCTTGATCTTATCTGCTGCCTGTTCCAACAGTTCCCCGCGGTGCGCCAAGATCAGCACGCGTTTCCCCTGGCGCACACACTCTTCCGCCACCTTTGCAAATACGATGGTTTTTCCGCACCCAGTCGGAAGGACCAGGAGCGTTTTTAATACCCCCTGCTCCCACTGCCCAAACACTGCTGTCTTCGCTTCTGACTGATAGGGTCTTAATTCCATTTAAAATACACCTGCCTTAAACTGCTTTGGTTCATATTCAAGATAACGGTTTACCCGGTTGTTCCTTCTCTTATTGCCATTTTTATCGATATACTCGTTGATGATCAGTTCTACCTTGCCAGTAGAGCAAGGTACCTCATTCCAGTTTGGCCGTAGAGGCTCCCCTTTCTTTTTCTGTCCAATACAGAGGAAGAACTGGCTCAGTCTCCACTCCGCCTTGGAATTCAGATATAGGCTGTCATATGCATGATGTTCCTTTCCATCCTTGTCCTTGATCAGAAGATCCAGGTTTGCCATGTTACATGGAGCCATCTTTTCACTTCCGCCAAAATGCGCCCGCTCCATGGATGCTACCGTAAACTCATAAATTCCTTCTGGAAGCGGTTCAAAATCCGCGCCCTCATTTTCAATGGTATCATCCCATCCAATCTCTTTTCCTAAATCTGCCATCTTGCTTATCCTCCTAATTCTTAGTTAAATACCAGTGCATCCTTTTCTTTCATACCCTTAATAGCTGCATATACCTGATCCCAGGCTGCCACAAGAACTCCATCAATAAACCCAGGATTGACATCCTCATACAGGTAAAGCGGTGTATCCAGTGGGACATAACCCTTCGCCTCACATACATTCTGGATATCCCATTCACATACGTCATTGGAGATCATCAGATCCCGCAGTTTTTTTGGAATACGCGGGTCCAGTGTCGGCTGTTTCTCTTCTTTCACAGGTTTTTGGCTGTTTTCCACTGGTGCCATGCTTTTCGCTTCTTTTGCAGGCTTCTCATCGCCCTTGTTACTGACCGGAACCGTCTGTTCGGATGAAACCGTAGACTGCACTGGCGGCATCTGGGATCGCACCGGTTCTGTTTTTCTTTCTGAGGAACGATTTCCCGGTTCCACAATCTCCCGGATGCTTTCATAGGTAAATGGAACCTCGTCTGGAAGCCCATACCGGTTCTTGGCGTCCCAGCAGCTGTGATGGGTGGTATACATAACCCTTTTTCCACCCTGCGCTTTGTTTTTTCCCTTTTGCGCTCCCTGTCCGTCTACATTGACCACCATAGTCTTGTAATTCGCAAACAGCACCATATCCGCCCATTCCTTCACCATTGGAGCGACGCCCTTGCTCAATTTCATTTCCCAACGGTCATACGCTCCCATCTCATCTGGCTGCTCAAACTTACGCATCTTTGCATGAGCTGTCAGTACCACGTTTACGCCTGCCTTGACCACATCCGTGAGCAGATTCAGCAGACGTCCGAATTCTTCCTGAAGGTATGTATAGCCCTTGCCATAGCCAAATTCCTCAATACTGTTCTTATGGTTTTTATCACACAAATGCGTAACGCAGAGCATTTCCGCCCAGTCTGCTGTATCAATAACCAAGGTTCGGCAGATATCCGGATGGTTCTTTACATACGTTACCTGTTCCATCAGCATTGCCCAACTGCTTGGTTCTTCTGTACGGGCAACATCCATATCTTTGGTAGATCCTTCTGTGTCAATAAACAATGGATCTGGGAATCCGGAAGCCAATGTAGACTTCCCGATTCCCTCCGGACCATAGATTACGGTTTTTTTCGCTCCCGGTTGTTTTCCTCTGATAATTTCCATTTAAAACACACCTGCTTTCCATTCTTTCTTTTCTTCCACCCGTGGCTGGCCTGCTACATATCCGTCCTCGATGATAATGCTGCACTCCTCTCCGGTAGAAACCCGTGTAGCGATTGCCTGGAGGCCTTCTGCCTCCAGCCAGCGGCCGAACTCCTGCAGCGTATTCAGATCCATCTGTTCCAGCTTATCCATAAGCACAAAACCACAGTTCGGATTCAGACGACGGACAATGGCAGTGGAAACTTTTAACTGTTCCGAGCCGGACATATTGTCCCATTTCTGACCGTTGTACAGTAACTCTCCGTCTTCCACTGTCAGTCCAGGAAGCGGAAGATCCGCGCCTTTTAAAAGTTCCATTTTCTTCTCACGGATCTCCTGGATCTTTGCCGTCAGGGTGTTATACTGCTCTCGGTACCCCTTTGCGTCTTCCTCTGCCTTGTCCTTATCCAGATTTGCCCGCACCTTTCGGTTGAGCTCCTCAATATCCGCAATATTCTGTTCCAGCTCTGCCGTAGACTGATCCTGAAGATCTTCACTGACAGAACGGGCAATCTTTAAATCTGCTTCCAATTCCGACTGTTTTCTCAGTAATCCCTGGATCTGATCTGTAATGCTCTGCATCTCCTGTTCCAGCTGGTGGCGTCTTTCCCTCTTTCTCTGATTCTCTCCATTCTGTGCCAGAATTTCCTGCTGTTCCCGGATCAGTTCTGCTGCAGAAACCGGAACCGAAGGGACATCTGGAAAATACGGCTGTTCTTTGGCATACTTCTCTTTCTGATCTGCAGTACGGCCAACATAGGTCCGTTCACTGTAAAGTTCCTTTTCTTCTTTCTCCAGTACTGTCAGCTGATCTCCAATTCCAATGATTTTTAAAAGAATTCCTGCTTTATCCCGGTCGGAGGCCTCCATAAATTTGGGAAGATCCAGTGCTAACTGCTCAACAAATTCATTCAGAAGCTGCTGCCCAGCCTTTTGTCCCTCTGGGTCTGTCACCTTCAGCGTACCGTTCTTACCTTTCCGCTCCACTACCAATCCATTATTCATAACAATGTGGAGATTCGGCGGGATCACGGAACCTTCTCGCTGTGCCTGGGACGGCCGGTACTTGTCCCCACCAAGAGCCCAGGCAATCGCATCCAGAACGGAAGTTTTCCCCTGGTTATTGTTTCCACCAATGATCGTAAGACCGTTGGCTGTTGGCTCGATCTTAACCGCTTTTACACGCTTGACATTTTCGATTTCCAATTTATTAATCTTCATCGACATCTTGATTTTCCTCCAATCTTCCTCTATACTGAGGTTGAACATATTCATTGTTTCTGGACTCGTTCAGTTGCCGCTGACGGGTCCATTTTTTATAGCTCCGGCACCGGTAATCCCGGTCCCGCTCCCAGCACCAGGTCTTACATCCACACCCGGCACAGGTATTTGCTTTTCATAAGCCCCACCTCCTTAAAAGATCTGTGACACTGCCATCACCATCAGCAGCACACCACCAGCACCTATCACTCTCGGTACTAACCAGTTCGTAAACTCTACAAGATCCATAATGCCCTCCACACCGCCAGCATGACCCCGATCGGTGCCCCAACCACCACACCCAGAAGCACCGCCCTGATAACCTCCTTGATTGCCCGAAGCCACTCCTGCTTTCTCAACCGTTCCTGGTGGTACTCCTGCCGGAGCTTGTCCCAGGACATCACCTTCAACGTTCTCATTTCTCGTTTTTCTCCTCTTCCACCAAGTGGATCCAGATTCCCGGGTCACCATGTCCATTGATCTCAATTCCCCAGCTTTCAACTTTGCGATCTTCAACATCTGGCCACCATTCTTCCAACGTGATGCATGTCGATCTGTAATGGTTTGGATTGTCATCAGAAAGGAACTCCTGCAGTCCAGCTCTCGACCTCGCCCACTTAGGCAGATCATAATAATCATAGCTTGCCTCCCTACAATAATCCCCGAACGCGTCATACACCGATACACATGCACCGCCACCAAAACTTTTCAGCAAATCTTTCAGTTTCATAAATAAAATCCTTTCGTTTGCCATAGGCGGAAACCCACTACCTTTAGGTG